ATTTTTTTGTCATGTCAGCCGCACTTCCTTGAATTAATTTATTAAGAGCTTTATAAGTGTAAGCTCTTCTAATCCCTGGTCCATGTTCCCTGAGTGCTTCTTCGTGAGGCAATGCTTTATGCATACCAAACTGATTAGGTTCCCATAGGTGAAACCTGCATAGTCGTCCTAGCAATGTACGGATTTGTCCTCTGTCCTGTGCTCTGTTAGAAGCTTTCTCCATCAACTGTTTAACAAATGGTACTCTACTGTGATAGGTGTTAAATAATTCTGCAGCTTTTTCTTTAGTAACACCTAATTCTGCTTGAAGCTTAGCCTTACCCATTCCATAGAATAGTCCAAGGTTAATTGTTTTTGCTTGTGAACGTGGTATCTGAGCCATGTCTGCTACTGTTTGGTGGAAATCTGCGCTAGAGTCTGTGTTGTATGCATCTATTACATCATAAACTGATGGCAGTTTGTATAGCGATGCATAGTGTACTACTAATCGTGGTTCTTGTTGTGAGTAATCAAAAACTCCCCACTTACAATCTTCTTCAGGAATAAATAATGATCTTATCTTAGGTCCTAAATCCTTATTTCTTGCAGGGATTTGTTGAAGGTTGGGATTCTGATAAGAAAATCTTCCAGTCACAGTTCCTCCTCCTGCATTTCTAAGTTGATTTATTTCTGCGTGTATCCTTCCTTTATGTTCATATCTAATAATAGAATCAATAAAAGTTGTATGAGCTTTATTAATTTCTCTGGCTTTAGCAATCATATTAACCACAGGATGTTTATGTTCTTGTAAAAAATTTTTAGTAAAGGATGGTGCCGCTGTTTTTTCTGTGCGTGGATACTCTAATCTTAATACATCAAATACATTAGCAATACTTCTTGCCGCCCAGATCTGTGTATCAATATTAGTTTCTCTTTTAATTGATCGAAGTAATCCTTGTTCTGCTTTCTTAAATTCTGTTTTCATTGCATGAGCTTTTTCAATATCAACTCTCACACCTTTAAATCTCATGTCAACCAGGCACGGAAATAAATCAGATTCCAAATCAAATATATCTTCCAGGTCCTGACTAATAATTTCTTTTTTTAGTTCTTGCCATAAACCCAGAGTAACTTCTGCGTCTCTTTCTGCATAAGATCCAACATGCATAGCAGGAAGTTTATACATTTCAGCTTTAGGATCAATTCCCCATTCTTCTGCAGCTTCTGCTAGAGCTGCTTCATTCTTACCATAACCTAGGTAATGCCACGATAAACTATTGAGATCATAACGAAATCTGTTCTCGTCTGTAACTGCTGCGGCAATCATAGTACAGGCAATATCACCATTTATTTTAAATCCTGCAGCTCTTAACCAGCAGACATCATATATTGCATTGTGAAAAACTTTTGTTGATGGTGCTTCTAATATATCCTTAAGCCACATAAACACTTTAGATTTATCCATATTACCACCACCTTCGTGAGCAATTGGAAAATATCCTTTATAATGTTTTGTAGCTACAGCAATTCCTATAATTTCTCCATTACCTATAACGGACCCAGATCCTTTTTTAATTAAGTCTGGATCTCGGGTTTCTAAATCTATTGCAATTTCATCTACGTGTCTTAGGTCTGGAAATTCTGTTGGTTTTACCCATTCTGTCTGTGCTTCAAACTTAGGAATCTTCATCTATTATCCCCCATGAATTTTTTTGAGATTCTACTTTTGATGTAAAGGTTTGGCTTTTTTGTGCTTCATCTCCATAATCTCTTTCAATAATCATTTCAATAAAGTGAATAGCTTTTTCCAAATCTTGTCTTTTTCCTTTCATCCGGTGACGGATTATGTATTTTATAGCACACCCTTCTGGGTAGAGCAACTCATTTTCAACCACAAATTTACTTGGCTGAATTTTAAATTTCTGATAATGTTGTCCGCCGATTTGTTTATCCCAAACTTTCGATGTCATATCCTTTTGCCTCCTTTTTAGCTGCCATAATATATAATTTTTTTGAAGTTCTTGTTACACCTACATACCACACTCTATTTTCTTCATCTTCTTTAGTCTGACTTTTTTCTATTGCGTCTCTAATTGTTTTAGTGTTATCTAAAATAAGTAAAACATTTGTGGCCTCTCCCCCTTTTGCAGAATGTATGGTAGACAACTGAACTCTTGCATCCTTGTTAAGTTCTTCTTCGTTCCTTAATAATTCTCTAATGTATAAACATTCCTGTGGGTCTACTGTAAAGATATCAAACCATCTTTGAGTATTACTAAATCCAAATTCTTTTAAATCATACAATCTTTCTTCCCTAAGCTTGTGACTATATGGAACACAATCTAATACATCTCTAACTTCACTTAAAGATAATTTGTCTCCTTTATTTTGCCATCTAGTGTAGTTTAGAACGCTTCTAAACAAGGTAGATTTAAAACTTTTTCTTCCTTTAAATTGAAAATAAATTCCCATATCTTTTAAAATTGGTTTAAGTTTTTCGAGTCTGTCATTAGTTCGTGCTAAAACTAACCAGTCATCCTTGTATAAAGGTGCATCATCCATTGCAGTAATGTATTCCACAAAGCCCTCTTCATCTTTAGCCTGCCAATTTTTTTTAACTCTTCGATCGTCTGGAATTCTACTTAAAATTTGATCTGCAATATGTTGCACCGCAACAGGAACTCTATGAGAATATGGCAAAATAATGTCCTTTTTAGCTGGAATTTCTTGAAATTTTTTAACGTCTGCGCCAGCCCAGCCATAAATAGCTTGATCATCATCCCCAGCTAGTATAACATATTTGGAATTTTTACGCAGAATATCTACCATTTTCCACTGAATTGGGGATAAATCCTGAGCCTCATCAATAAAAACCACGTCATATTTTGGACACAATTTGGACACATTAAATGCTTCGATCATGTCTGTAAAATCCTTTAATTTAAAAGATTGCTTATAGTTATTGAGTTCATCCCCTAGAATATGTAATAAATTTTTTTCTAGTTCATAGGAATACATCCCAGTATTATATTCTGCTTCAATAGAAATTTCTTTAATTCTGGCTGCATTAATTAAATTAAAATATTCACTATCTGAATCTACAAATCCTGTACTCTCTTGCCCATTAGAGTAAACTGTAACTTCTATACCCACACTTCTTCCTATGTCTTCATAATGTTCATCCTGCATGACTTCACTTTTTTTCATGCCTAATCGGTTAAATGCTAGAGAGTGTAAGGTTCTAAAATGTTTTAAATTTTTTCGTTGTAAAGGTTTATATGCATCCAACATCCTATCAATAGCCTCATTAGCTGCCTTAGTTGTAAATGCAAAGTAACCAATTTTATCAAGAGGTGTTCCCAGTTTATAAAATGTTTTAACATAATTAATAAGTGTTGTGGTTTTCCCTGTTCCCGGAGGCCCGTATATTTTTCTACTAATCACATTATCTCCGTCTTATGTTTTATTTTGGTATGATATATTGGTACTTCTTCGAAGGACTTAACGTTAATTTGAATCACGTTTTTAACTGACGCATTATATTGACCTTTTTCTTTTGTAGGAAATCTTTTCTGTTCCAGGAAGTGTATCTCGCATTCCCTGTATGTAGCCTCCATTATCCGTCCTGTTTTTTCCTCTTTATATTTCCAATCTTTAGCTTTTAATCTTTCATAAAACTTTTCAAATTTAAAAAAAGCATACTCTCCTTCAATTAATACAGAGCCACTTTTAAATGCTGCATCATTAGTTGCTCTTGGTCCATTTATTTTAGCGTGTAATACGTCGTGTAGTTTTTCTTTAGGTGAAGTTCCTATAGGTGGTTGCACTGCTTTTTGTGTCTTATATAATCCATCCATTACTGTTTGTTCTTCATCACCTTTAATAAGTGGTGGTAAAAATCCTGCAGCTTTTGCTATTGCATTTCTACGTTTACGTTGATCGTTTAAATGTTCAATTGATTTACAATGTACTGTTGCTGTTGCAATACCATCTGGTTTAGTTACATCAAATTCATATTCAGGTTCTTCAAAAATTTCTATCTTTCTTAAGTTTGTTAATATGGGATAGGATCCTTTAGATCCAGCTAAGACTCCAAATCTTTTTTTAACACATATACCTTTCTTACAAAAATCAGCTAGAGGACTTTGAGTACACGTATATCCTTTATCTGATCTCTTCCAAGATTTTACTTTTGCATTTAAAATTTTATCATCCCATGCATTTGCATGTCTCTCTTCAAAAAATTTTACTGGAGCATTCTTAACTTTTTGTTCCCAGCCATCTGGGTATTTCATCTTAGTAAAGACATGATAGTTGTACATAAATCTATCTTTGCCATCAAAGCCTTCTTTATTAGATACTTTAGATATTTCAGCCAGACATGGTGGACCATCTACTAAATCTCCGTCAATTCCTTCATAAATTTTTTGATCTATACTATCTGTGATTTTTGTTAAGTCTTCTTTAGAAACTAGATTGGCTTCTAATACAGTTAAAAATTTTTCAATGTCAAATGGTGTTCCATCTACATTTAAGGCTCTTCTCTTACCACCATAATAGGGAAGATTAATAAACTGTCCTGGTTTTAAGTTCCCTGTTTCCTCGTCAGTTGTTAGTTCGGTTTGTTTTGGAAAGACTTCACAATCTGGTTTTAATTTAAATAATGGTAATAGATTACTTAAGAAAGATTTAACCCCTTTTGCATCTGTAAAGTGATCCATAAATAAATATAAATGTAATCCTCCACTTTTAGATTCAATGGGTATAAGAGGTAATTGATAATCCTGTATTACATCTATAAAAAATTTTTTATTAAAGTCATCATAATCTTTAGGGTCAACGTCTATAACTCCAAATCTTACTTCTTTGTTTTCATTACAAGGTTGAATACCGATTGATAATTCACCTTTTATATGAGACTCATAAATCTGTTCCGTTAAAGGTTCGTAATTCCATCTGTATACTGGCTTCTTCTTTCCGCTTTCTGGGTCTACAAATGCCTTCGGATCTTCGAAGTCAGCTAGACCATATGCTGTCCTATAGCCATCAAAATATTTTATATATCTTTTATCCATAACTTATCCTGTGGGCCACTCAGTCTCCCTCCTGGCCCACATTGTGCACTCATTCTCTTAGAGAATTAAATAATGCTTTGATCCTTTGGTTTATCTTCACCATGTTTCGCTTTCACAGCACCTTTAGAGATACTTTCTGAAAATGATCTGGCTTGTTGATAAAGTTGTTGATCAGTTATGGGTCCAACCTTACTTACTTCCCAACCAAACCAAGTGCCTTTATCATTTGACATTTGAGTTGTTTTTAGTCTGTAAATATGGCTAAAAGATGCCGGTGTATATAATCCGTTCT